TTGGCACTGCGCTCAACGCAAGCATCGTCGTAATAACGTGTGGTAAATGCAAAGCTGCACCCACCAATGTCACCACGTCTTACCAATTCCAATGCCTTGTCACCATCGACTGTATTGGGGGCCTCAAAACTGAACTTCACGCCCTTTTCGTCAACCTCATACGTCAATGTACCTGCGCCCTTGTTCGATCGTGCCAAAAGCAACTGCCGATTGTGAAACATCGTCATTTTGATGTCGCAACCGTCCAACAGTTCTTTGGTCACTGCACCTGCGGCAATTACCTCTCTGGCTTCGCTGTCCTCATCTGCCCACAATGGAGCGGATGGCACGTTGAAAAGAATGGCGTACCCCTCAATGATTCGGCTGGGGGCCTCGCCCTCGGCGGCTTCACGTACTTGCAGGCTTGCAACCGTGAACATCTGCCGTCTGATTATTTGGTTCTTATTCTTCATCTTCGCTGTCCTCCTTTTTTCTTGTTATCGTCGGGGTTCTTATCGGGTTCTGTCTGTGTCGGTTCTCCCTCTGCGGCCAGATTGGTAATGGCTTTCAGGTTGGCAGATACCAACACTACATCGCCACCCTCCACATCGGGCTTGTTCTCTTCACGTCGTAACTCATTGACGGTGTATAATCCCGTGGCAATGACTTGTTGCCAATACTTGCTGCGGCTCTCCAAATCACACGCATAAAGGGATTGGCGGTTAAACTCAAACTTTCGTTTGGTTGCCAGCGTCGGGGCCACCAACTTTCGGAGCAATTCAACCTCAATCTTACGCAAAATAGGGTTGAGGGTGTTATTGAGAAATGCCACGTTGGCCATTTCAGCCGACTTGTAATTGTTGCTGGTATCGTCGAACACAAACGATGGATGCACACCAAAGAAACGGCAAATCTCTCTGACAGTAAATTTGCGGCTCTCCAAAAACTGCATATCGGTTGAACTCAACGAAATCTGGTCAAACTTGACTTGGCCGGGCAATGACACAATGCGCTCTCCCTTTTGGAAATGCTCATCAACATTCGTAGCGGTCTTTGCCAATTCCTCATCCTGGTACTCACCAAAACCTCTTACGCTGGTATCGTTGGAAATGATGCCTCTGACGTTGCCACCATTGGCAAAGCGTTTAAGGGTTTCCGTGTCACCCGTGGCGGCAATGTCAGATGTCAGACGTGCGTATGTCAGCACACTCACACCGTGCTTGCCGTCAATAGTCATGCCCTTTATGTGGATAATCTCATCTTCGCTGTAATGGCCATATACGGCGTTGGTCTCATCATAAACGGTGTATGTGTCATTGGTTGTGTCATGGCTCACCGTGCCACGGCCACACAATGCCAGGCGGTCAACCTCCAACGTGGCCAGATTGTAGATGGGTACGATGTAGGCGTTGCCATCCATCAACAAACGCTGTACCACCTGCCGCCAGAAATCAAATGCACTCAAAGCAATGTCGGGCTGCACGTTCAAAAGGTAATGCAGGCGGCTATTGGTGTCAACCACGAAACGGCCGTCTTTCTGACGCATGAACTGACACGGCAAAACGGCCACACTGTCACAAAGCAAATTCACGCATCTGTAAACGGTGGCAATTGATAATGCGGTGCTGCTGCCACCTCCCAACAACTCCCAATAACTGCGGCCTCCCGTGCGTGGAGTATCAGGCGCGTTTGATGCCTCAACCGTGCCTGTCTCAATCGTGGTTTCCTCACGGGAAAACCACGAAACGGGGTTCAACCATTTGGGAAATCTCATACTACGAAATATATTTCGGCGCAAAGATACATATATTAAAATAAGCCGTATTCCGTTATGTTCCAACGTGTTACGGCTTATTCCTTAATGTTCCGAAATGTTCAAAAAATTTTAAGAAAATTTAACTACCTTTCAAACGAAGATAACAGCCCGATTGTCATTAACAGCGTAATCACACCGTCAATCTTCCTGTATTGGCTTATCTTCATTGGCTTCTTGTTTTCCAATCTGTCCTCGTCAATCACGGCGTTTAGAAAGCAATACAGATTGATGGGGTTGTCGTTGATGGTAATACGCGGTGGGTTGTCGTATGCCATCAATTCAAAACTCTCAACGGGCAAATTAAAGCTGCCGTTGGTCTGGCTGTACGGCATCAGCGTGTCAGGGCCTCCCAACACTCGCAATATATTAACCAACTCCTGCGCCTTGTAGTTGTCATAACCGATGCGGATAATGCGCACTTTCTTGGAGCGTGCCAATATATCATCGGCCACCATGCGCGTGTCAATCTTGCTGCCCTTGCACAACTTCAAATGCCCTGCCGCTGCCCATATCCTGTAAAGCTGCTCATTGGGATGGCCGGGCAATGCGTCCTCTGGGAAATAGTAATCAGTATGAGCATAAAAGCGTTTGTTGGCCTCTTGATAGATGGTGTATGTTACTGCACTGAAATCGTCATGCACCGACAAATCAAATGCCACGGCACACGATGGCTTGCCCTGCACCTTGCAAATGTCAAACTCGCCCATCAGGTTACGGCAAACTTTCTCCGGCAGCCATATCGTTTCATCATTCACGGCAAACACGTTGAGCAACTTGGTACGAAACGCCAACATATTCTCGGCTGACAGTTGGGCGGTCTCATACTCCTTTTCGTAGAAATCGGATTGTACTGTTATGCCCAAATGGGGCTGCACCTTTGCCCACGTTGCAGGGTCGTTTTCCTCATCGTCCACGTCTGGCATGAACAATGCGGCATACATGGTGTCGGCTGTGGCCTCACCTCTCAACACTCGCTTTGCACCCTCCAACTCATGGGCAAACGGGCCATCCGCAACGTCGCTGGCCGTGGTAATAATCATCGTCAACGGCTCACGGCGCGGCCCCATTGAAGATGTCAGCACGTTTTTGAGGTCTGCGCCATTCTTGCCTGCCGTGTTTCGGGCCTGGGCATACTCATCCATTATCACCAATGAGGCGTGCAAACCATCTTGAGTTTTGGCGTTGGCCGTTAGGCATCTGATTAGACTGTCACGGCCACGGTCACGAAATGTTATCTTTTCGCGGTTTACTCTGAAATGCTTGCCTCCGGGGTCAATATCTTGCATTATCGCCCTTATCTCATCGAAACAGATTTTGGCCTGCTCATAACTGTTGGCCCCAACGTATGCCTGGGCGTTGTTATCGCCAAACAGCATATCATAAACGGCCAACGATGCTGCCGACGTGGTTTTGCTGAACTTACGCGGCACGAAGATGTAAACAGTACGGATTAACCGTCTGCCCTGCTCATCCACGAAACCGAAAATGTTGGCAAACTGAAACGTCTGCACGGGGGTCAACTTGTAACGGGTTCTGCCAGATGTGCCGTTGAAACGCAACACCTCGTAAAACTTGATAAACCGCTGCACCCTCTTCTTTCGCCATTCGTAGCGGTCGAGCATTTCAAAGAAACGTCGTATCTGCAAAATCTCATACAGATTATGCGCTGCCGGGTGGTCAATCACCTCAAACACATACTGCGCCATACGCTTGTCGGTATCATCCAGCGCACGGCGGTAACGTGTGGCCAAATAGGGCCGCTGCTTTTGCAGGCTGGCCACCACGTCGGCCTTAAACTTTCGCTCTCTTACTTTTTCCTCTTCGGTCATAGATTATATGCAATATAGGCTTTCCAATCGGGTGTTATCACTTCCATCACGTCCTTATCGGGGTGCTGGTTCTGCCATTGCCGGGCCTCTCTGAGCATTTCATTGGCCAGATTAGCGGCGGTTCTGTACTTCCTTTTGAGGTAGTCAATGGCCAACAATTCCGTGCAATCAAGCACGGGCGGCACGTCTGCAAACAAATCAATCATCAGCATCATTCTTGAATTGTTCCATAAACTCGTTGAAACCGTCGTTGTCGGTCTTACGTTCTCGGCTGTCGGTATTCATGCCCAATGCCCTGAGTGCCTTTTGGCTCTGTTGCAGCAAATCCAGATACAATTTTTCCTTGGGGCTGATGCTCTCACGCTCATTGCCCTCTCTGCTTATCTCCACATTGACGGGCTTGTGTCCGGCATCAAATATCTGCTCCGCCAATATCTCTGTCCTCACCAACAGCTGCGCCACAATCTTAACCTGCATTGACAGTTCGGGGGTGTACTTCCCTTGTTGCTTCAGCAACTTCACAATGTAGGTCTTTTTGCTGCTAATCTTCCGCTGTATGGTTGCGGCAATCTTCTCACCGTCCACAATCTGAGGCTCTGGCAATGTCGGCTGGGCCGGTGCTTGCTCTGGCTGAGGCTGCGGCAATACCTTTTCCGTGTACCCTCGATTTTTAAGACGGGTTTTGCAGTAGAAAATAATGCTGGTCACGTCGCCTGCCTCCACGTTCTCAAACAATTTCTTTTCGGCCATATCGTCGCGGTAATCACGGGCAATCTCCACGGCATCCTCGACGGCCTGCCTAAACTCAGCATCGGTGGCCATCCACTGCCTGAATGTCCGTGGGTTGAGGCCGACGTTTGTACACGCCACGGTCTTGAAACCTTTGCTCCTGACTATCTCGGCCACAACTGCGGCCTTTTGCTTGTCTCGATCCTGCTCTGTCATTTCTCAAAACTATTTATGCCGTCAAAGTAATCTTTATAAAAATCAAAGATACCTTTATCGACTGTTATACTCCCTTGCTCAGTTCGCGGATTGGTATTGATATTTGCCGATGTCTGTATGCCAAAGTAAAACCCATCGGCCACATTACACCCTGCGTAAATCTTGCTGTGGTTCTTGAAGATGGCGGCACGGCCAACGTCCGGGTGGGCGGCATAGAATTTCTTGACCATCTGCCACTCGATTTTGTAACTGCCTGGGAATATCTCACCCATGTACATATCGAATTTCTTAATGCGCCCTGCCTCCCACCATTGCTGAATCTGCAAAATATCCTCTGCGGCCATACACCATGTAGAGCAAAGCATGAAATCCAAATCGTGCTGGTTCAATACCACTTTCAGGAATGACAAACTATCCACGTCGCCAGCGGTAATGAAATTGTAGGTGTGGCCATCCTGCAATGGCACATACTTCATGGCCTCCAACATTCTCACCTCTGAGAAAGCACGGCGGTACTCATAACGCTGGCTTAGTTCGGTACACTCCTTTGTACGTCGGTGTGCCCGTTTGGCCTCGGCTCTGTCTGCGGCATCTGCGCCCTCATCGCTGGCCATTGCTGCCTCTGGCTCGGCTGGGGCCTGGCCCTTGCCGAAATTGGCAAAATCGAAAATATCATCATCAAATCTCATATCTGGGTCTTTTATTGCGTTTTTACTGAAAATATCGGCAAATAATTGAATATGGGCAAAAAATCGGGGCTGTGCCCCCACGGCCTAAAAACTCACTTCGTGTGAAGAGAAAGGTTTTGGCGGGGTTTATTCGGCCTCCCTCCCGTTTCAAAATCATGGCCCGACTTCATCGTTGAAAAATTTTTTAACAAAATTTTGCAGCCGTGCATCAGCCCGTTTTCGTCGCTCTTGCTTTCCTCCTTTGCCTAACGTCTGGTGTACTTCCTGATGATGCTTGTGACACAATGCCATGACGTTGTGAGGGTCAAACATCAAAGCTGCCATTTCTCGCTCACTCACTGCTGTTTCAACGGGTACGATGTGGTGTACCTCGGTCGCTGCGCTCACCCTGCGCTCTGCCTCGCACATCTGGCATATCGGATGGGCATTTAACACCTGCCGACGCAATTGCAGCCATCGGGTAGTGTGTATCAGTTTATTGTATATTTCATTCTTGGCCATATTCATTCGATTACGTTACACAATCAAACCTCACCTTGGTACTTACGCATGAGGTAATTAAGGCTATCCAATAACCCTTGCTGCACTCCCGTCTTGCTGCTCAATGCTGCATCCGCTCTCTCGTCCACTGTGTTAGGACAAATGAGTTTGTACACGGTAACTGGGTGCTTCTGGCCTTGACGGTGCAATCGGGCATTTGCCTGTTGGTAGTGTTCCAGATTCCAGCCAACACCAAACCACACAATGTAATGGCCACCCTCCTGCATATTGAGGCCATAGGCTGTTGATGCAGGGTGGGCCAACAACACGTCTATCTTCCCCTTGTTCCATGCCACCAACTGCTTCTCACCCTCATACGCCTCTACACGATACCCCTTTAACTTCTTTATGATTCTGGGAATGTCGTGCTTGAATTGGTAGAATACCAAAACACTGTTGCCGTTTGCAGCCTCAACAATCTCTGCCAACTTTTCCACTTTTTCATTGTGTATCTCATGCACCTCTCTGTCCTCATCGTAGATTGCACCATTGGCAAATTGGGCTAACTTATTCATCAATCCGGCTGCACTATTAGCCAGAATGTTCGACGGCTCATCCTTATGCTCTTCTGCAAACTCCAACACTTTCTCTTTCTCAAACTTCTGGTATTTCTCCATCGTGGATGCAGACAATGGCACTTGGATCGTGTGGGTCAATAAGTCGGGCAATGTCAAATAATCCTTGGCTTGCATCGACAAACAAATGTCGGCAATCTTGTTTCTGATAATATCCTCACAACCTTTCTTCACGTCGCAACGCACAATAATGTTGTTCCATTTGTGTGTCTCAAAATACGTCTCTCTGTACTTCGTGACGTTCTTGCCCAAACGCTCGCCCATATCCAGACAATACATCTGTGCCCAAAGGTCAATCAATCCATTTGGGGCCGGTGTACCCGTCAAACCAATAACACGCTTGACAGTCGGCACGGCAATACGCATTGCCTTGAAACGCTCACTCTTTGAACTCTTAAAGCTGGTCAATTCGTCAATCACCAAAACGTCAAATGGTAGCATCCCACCATATTTGCCAACCAACCAAACAAAGTTATCGCGTCCTGTCACGTACACATCGGCTTTGGTCTGTAATGCCATGCACCGCTGTTTCTCCGTGCCTAACACCTTAACCACTTTGAGGCTTTTGAGGTGTTCCCATTTCTGGGCCTCAGTAGTCCATGTTGTTTCGGCCACTTTCTTCGGGGCCACTACCAATGTACGGCTCACCTCGCAATCGTCCATGAGGTTCTGAATGGCTGTGAGGGTGCTGACCGTCTTACCCAATCCCATGTCGAGAAATAGGCCACAACGCGGATGGTCAATAATCCATCGCATTGCCGTTTGCTGATATTCGTATGGTCTGTAAATCATAATTCGCTCATCATTAAATCCACACCTTGCTTGCTGTCTATCACATAAACCTTGTGGCCTAACTGCTTCATTGATTCAATCCGTATCACCTGCAACTTGCTGGGCTTCTTTCCTTGGCTCTTCAACTCTACCCATACAGTCACACCATTTGGCATGATGGCCACACGGTCGGGGTAGCCTGCCATGTTCGGGTTGGAATACTTCAGGCACACACCACCTGCCATCTTTACGCTATCGAACAAATAACGCTCAATGGCTTTCTCCGATACCTCGGCATGATTCACTATATTTGCAATGCTCTTTTTCATCTTTCAATCTGGTTGTCAAATCTCGCGCGTGCGCGTAAATCCCGTATGATTCAATAAAACGCTATTTCTAAACATACTTTTATATTAAACACTATTTTTATTAAATTTCTATTTGACATTTGACAAATGTATTTAAGTTATTGATTTATAGGGCTTTTTCGTGTCAAATGAGTTGTCAAATGAGTTGTCAAATGAAAATCTCGTTTGACAAACCGACTGCACATTTTTTGAATTTTGTGCAACTTGTCAAATGGAAATTGTCAAATAAACTCTCTTTGTCAAACTCAAATATCGCTCTCATCCTGGCCCTCCTTTCTCATCCATGCCAACTGACGGCCATACAACTTTTCAGCATGACGTGACGTTGTACCTCTTTCCCATCCATCCATGCCGTCCAATATGGCTGCAATACGTCTGGCCATGTACTTATATTCCTTATCGGCCATGCTTCTGCCCATCTGCTCACAAATGAACTCAGCAACACAAACACGGTCTCTGAGGGTCACACCCTCGGCATCCAATGGGTCGCTCTGGGTGAAATACGCACGTCGCCGCTGCAAATCCCACGACGGCCAATCTGTCGGCAATCTCTTATCCAGATACACCGCCAAAAGGCTCTTCAATGGGTCGTCGCTATCGTCGTTATATTCCTGTTGTCTTTGTCGGGCCTCAGCCTCCAAATCTTGGGGCAAATAAAGTTGCTCACCATCACGCCACCTTTGCACGGCCTCTGCCCAAAGTTGGTCACGGTCACGCTCAATGGCTTCTTTGATGTTGCTGTGCTTTCGTAGTTCCGGCACAATCTTGATTACCCAAAAACGTCTGTTGCCTGTGTCACCTTTGAGAAAATAGGTCTCATTGGTAGTACCACAAAACACACATTGCCTTGGGTGCTTTTCAACCACCGTGCCATACGCGGCTCTGTAAATATCATCCTGACGGGTAATGTACGACTTTACTTGTTCAACGTCGCTTCGCTTGATGCTTGACAATTCGCCCAACTCAATGAGCCATGCACCACGCAATTGCTCCATGCCCATTTTGCCCTCCATCGTTGTGAGGCTGTCAGAAAACCATTGGCCACCCATGACGTTGAGCAACGTGGATTTGCCAATGCCCTCTGCACCTGCAATGATGAGGCAATAATCATACTTACACCCTGGGCGCATTACTCTGGCCACCGCTGCCGTGAAATGCTTACGTGTCATTGCACGGTTGAGGGGCGTATCTTCCGCACCTATATAGTCAATGATGAGACGATCGAGACGCGGCACACCATCCCATTGCAGCCCGTTCAGATACTCACGGATGGGGTGCAATCTGTGACGGGTCAAAACGGCATCCTTGGCATCCTTGATTTTGTCCTTTCCCGTGACGTTGTATTGCTCTTCCAGATAGATACGCAAATTGGCATCGTCTCTATTGCCCCACAACTTCGCTTTCTTATCCCACGGCAAACCTTTCTTGATGAGGTCAAAACCCGTAAACTCATCGTGCCACAAATGCCCTGCCAACTTCGGGTCTCTCTCCAATATGCAAATGATATTCTTTGCCGTTGACTTGATATTGCCTTTCTTGTCAAACTCCAACTCAGCCATCCAATCGGTGTTTTCCTCGGCCTCATCGTCGGCATCGTCTGGCTCATCTGTCACACCTGCAAATATGCTGTCGGCCTCTGCCTGACGTTCCTTTGTCAGCATCACGCGCACGGTCTTATCTTCCGACACGAAATCCTGCATTTTCAGATACGACGGCAATTTGGTTACATCAGTCTGACGTGTACCCTCATCGTGAACTCCGAAAAGGTGAATACGGCAAAGGTCAAACGCATTGCAAAGCTGCCTTGATGCTGGGTCGGTCTCATGGTGTGAATATGCAAATTTGCCCTCATAGCACACCAATCCGGCTGCAACGCTTCCTAACTTATAGGTGTAACGGCCATCAATACCCGTTCTTTCGTAGGCATCGGGCAAAAACTTCTCAATGGCATCTTCGATGGTATATGCACGGCAAAATGCACCAATGAGGCCGGGTTTCTCCAACGGGTCGCCTGCCTTTCGTATCTCATGGCTTATCACCTCACCCTCTCGCTGTGAGGTCGGCCAATCGCTGACGTTTCGCCAATCAATGTATGTGGCCAACACTTCGTCGGCGTTGAGGCTGGGGCCATCTTGGTACTCAAACACAAACTCACCATTCTTGGCCGTGCTTGGCCAATAGAATAGACGGGGCAATTGGTAGGTCGTAATGTCGAAAAGTTCAATGCCGACGTTGTGGGCAATCCGTCTGCAAATCGGCTCATATTCTTGTGGGGTCACTTGCCGATTGAACGGTATGCACAATCTGAAACGCGGCTTTTCGCTGGTGTGCTTATGTGTTGAGTATAACATGGCCGCACAACTGTATTGCTGGGTGAACTCTTCCCATACGTCTGCCGTGCCATAATCAATATCTAACGTGGCAATGGTTCGGTACAATACATTGGCCGTCTTACGTGTTCCGTTTGACAGATAGCCACCTACAAAACCGCCAACGTCTTTAATGTCGGCTTGTTCCTCGCGGCTCATCTTCAAATACTCCTTGATGGTTTCGTCTGTCCGTTTGGTCTGGGCGCACTTGTTCACCAAATCCTGCCATCCAATCCGCTTGTTACGCCATTTCTTAGCATAGCGTTTGTGGGCTGTGGCAATATCCACTTCGGGGTTATGCTGCAATTTTATCATACCAACATATTTTTGAAATGGTCAATGCTATTGGCATCGGCCACGATTGTTATTTCTCGGATTCCACGGCCAACCTTTTTAACGTCGGCCTCAAATGGTATCTGCTCATCTTCCAGAATGTCGTATATCTGGCGCAATCTGTCGGGTGTTACTTTGGCACTCACGGATGCTTTTTTTTTGCTCATCTTTGCTCTGTATCATATACTGTAAATCTTAAATCGCTGCACGACTGTTGCATTTCATGTTTGAGGGTGTCAGTCAGGGTGCAAACGCCCATCGGTGTGTCATTGCCCTCTGACTGCCAGAAAACACAATTACGGCATACCTTTTGATATTCGTGCCATTCGGCTTTATTCACTTGTTGCTTCATGCTTGAACTCATCGGGTAAAAAAGAAAAGATGTGTTTGATAACTTCCACCGTCCACCCGTTGCCTATCATACGATATTGCTGGGCTTCGCTCACCTCCCATTTGTACCAATCGGGAATTGTCTGCAATCTGGCGCACTCTGCTGGGGTCAATCGCCTTATCGGTGCATCCCCCCCCACTAACGCATTGATCGTTTGCCCACCGTGGCCATTCATCAACGCTGGGGCCTGGCCCTCTGGGTCATATACTCTGTTTTGCTGGTACGGCTGTGTGCCTCCACTTTCACGGGATGGGTTGAGCTGCCTGATACGGCCATCTGTCACATGGTTGTTTTGCTGCCATGAGTTAGATGTGAGGGTCGGGGCTTTATCAGCGTAAACAGCACCATTGTTTTTGCCGTGTGGCCTTTGCAGGATTAAGTTGTCTTTCTGCACCGTGGTAATGGAGTTTGTTTTGCCCTCGGTGGTGCATGGGATAAAATGTGCTGGCTCACCTCGGTACTCATGCCCTCGCTGTGCCACACACACTAAATCGTACATTCCTTTGCCATTAACCGTTACTGCTGTCATTTTCCCCCCCCCTCCCCCTTGATGGAATTTTGCACCAAAACCGTTGCCGTTGGCCTTGTTCCTTTGCTTATGCTGCAATAACTTCTCAATGGTCTCTGGCTTCAAATAAAATCTGTCTGGCACTTCATCATCCAGAATGTGTTTAAGCAAAATCCCACGGTCTTTCGGCTGTGGTATTGCACTTTCCGGCACGTCAAACAAATCGGCTTGGAATGTTCGTATATTAGTCCAATAGATGCGCTTTCTGACTTGTGCCGATACCAACGCGGAATTGATATGTACACCTTTCACGCCCAATGCCTGGTCAATGACGGCCTCCCATTGCTTGCCCATTTCCACGTTTTCCAGCATGAAAAGCACGTCGGGGTTGGCCTCTCTGACCTCTGCCAAAATTCGCACGTACTCCCAAAACAGATAACTTTGCCCTGCAAACTCAAATCCTTGCTCTTTCAGTTCCATATAACGTGCCAATGTCAGCACCTTTTCATGGGCTGTCGTACTCATGCCAACACGCTTGCCTGCAAAACTGAACGATTGGCACGGGCTTCCTCCAATGAGCAAATCAATATGTCCCAACGTCCGTGCCTCGACGTTACGCACGTCGCCCAATTGCACGGTGTCCGGGAAATTGAGTTGAGTTTGTTGGATTGCCCATTTGTCAATCTCGCTTGCATAATAGCGTGTGACGGGTATGCCCATATCGCGTAATGCAATCTGGCCACAACTCATGCCGTCAAATAAGGATAAAACAATCATATCGGGGTATGCTTGATTATTTGTCTGCAATTCGCTTTCCAACTCGCTTCGCACACGGCATTTGTGCAACCTATCCATCGGCCTTTAGGGTCGTACACATTATATTGGGGCCATTGGTCGGTATAATCGGCCACGACTGTATGACGGTCGTACTCATAAACGACTTGATGGAAAAGGTCAATCACAAATGCCATGATGCTGCTGTCGGTTACTTGTTATCTTTCACGTTCTGGGGTTGCTCGTTACTTGCTCCCCCCCCCTTGTGGCAAAGCGTATTCGGGGAATAACTCTAACTGTACGAAATGCCGTTTTTGCTTCTTAGTTTTCATTGTCCTGGCCCTCCATCGTTTTGAACAAATCATTTGCTTCGTTAATAATATGCTGGCGTGTGTCACCATCGGAAATGTCGCAATGCTTTTCCCAAATGGTAATCCAGAAACACCACACTTTCACTTGTACCTTGACCACGTAATAAACGGGGTAATCTCCATCATCAATAATGACTGCACCGTTGTTGTCATTAGCCATCTGGGCTGCAACCTTGGTGTCAATGGTCTCTTCAATGGCTCTTGTTGGCCTTGTATGCTTAAATGTTACTTTCATTGTCGTTTGCCTATTATCGGCACGGCTTTCGCCGTGCCAAAGATTAAAGTTTGAAGATTAAGAAATAAATGCTGAGACGGGGCGCACTCGATGCGTGGTCGTGGCCTTAGCGAGGTTGGGGTTCATGATGCCGCCGTAGAGGGACAGAGCCCATGCGTCGGCCGCGCTGTACTCGGTTGAAGTCCAATACCAATCATCGGCAATGGGCTGGCCACCTGCTTTCTCCAATGCTGCATTGATCTCCTTACGATGTGTGAAGATAAACAGCATTTCACCCATGCTTGGAATGTACCAACCATCGCTCAGGCTGATATTGTCAGACAGTCCGACGGCCTTTAGATGTTCGGTGTTCTTCTGGCCGTTCCAATCGGCCACGGCATCAATGCAGGTGTCAATGTAGTTGCCTTTGAGGTTCGACGGGTCTTTCTGTTTGGTCAATGTCGTTTCCTCACCATCGTTGCAATCTCGGAGTGCAATAATGATACTGCGCTCACCCTGCACCAACAAAACGCCCATTGCATCCTCTGGGGGTGTCAACGTGGCCTTATACGGCACAATGGTCTTATTCTCATCGTCGCAAATGTAGTAAACACCATCCTTGGGGTGTTTGCCATTTGTCGGTATTGATAGGGTCGGGGCCTCATCTTCTACCATGAATTTGTACATTTCACGGCAAACCTCGATGCTCTTTGGTTCGTCACTGATGGCAAACTCTTTCAAAAGTTCCATCTTTAGTTTCTGATTCTCTGTCATACGATAATTAAATTTGGGGTTGTTAAACTAATCTTTCAAATAATAAGGTGTGGTGTAACCTGCACCTTTGAGGGGTAAATCCGCACACCAATCAATCGGGGTGCTAAACAGTGCCTCCACGTCGGCCAACGTCTGGTCGGGCGTTGCCTCGACAATGATTTCATCATGGATATGGAAAACCACGTTGAGGTGCTGTTGCCTGGCCCTCAGAATGACAATGCCCAATATGTCACGGGCAATGGCTTGCACAATGTTCTCTGTGAGTTTGCCGCCATACGTTCTGACGTTGCCCCATTTCTTGGTGGTCTGGTTCAAACCCTCATACTCAATAATTTCGTGGTCGCCACGCCATCCGTCGCCATATTCAATGCCAACATTTGCTCTGGGGTAACAGATAACACGGCCAGACGGCAATGTTATTGTCAGCATCCCCCATCGCTTGCCAATCTCAATGCCACGATGTACGGGTACGGTCTTACCCGTCTTTAGGGCTGTAATGGCAGCTTTCTCGATCGTGGCCCACATCTTCACAATTTTGGGGTTGGAATTACGCCAAAGATTCACGATTTCCTTTTCTTCGGATTCTGTCAAACCTAAACGCTTGCCACCCATTGCCTCCAATGCAGACACACCGCCACCATATCCCAATGCCAATGTTGCAATCTTGCCTTTCTGCCTTAACTCAGCATTTTGGCCGTGCTTCTCGACGGGCTTGTTAAACATCTGGCTTGCTGTGGCACAATAGATGTCGCCACCCTGCCGGAATACGTCCAACACCCATTGCTCACCTGCCAACCATGCAATCACACGGCACTCAATGGCTGAAAAGTCGCATACATGAAACGTGTGGCCTGGTGCTGCAATGAACGCTGTGCGGATTAACTCACTGAGTACATAGGTGACGTTGGCATAATTCATTTCAAACTCTGTCAAATCACCCTGACGTACCAAATAACGGGCATCGTCCAAACTTTCCAAATGGTTCTGTGGTAGGTTCTGCACCTGCACCAATCGGCCTGCCCATCTGCCTGTACGTGCTGCACCGCAAAACTGCAAAAGTCCGTGAATACGGCCATCATTGCAAACGCATTTCAACATGGCCGCATACTTCTTATTGCTGGTCTTACCCATTTCACGGCGCAATGCCAAAATCTTCTGAGCCTTTGGCCAATACTTCAATTGGCCGTCCAACTCATCCAGATTCTTTTTGTTGAGGCTGGCCACGGTCATGCCCGTAACCTTGGAAATGTAGTCTTTCAATTGGGCTGGGCTGTTGGGGTTCTCCAATCCGCTTATGGTCTTTGCCTCTTGCAGCAACTCGGCCTTAAACTCATCGTCAAACCTTGCAGCGGCCTCAACCAACGGCAAATCAATCATCACGCCACGGTCATTGATTTCTTGGTCGGCAATGTACAACTCATCGTCAAATGCAGGTGCCTCCAGACGGCGCACCTTGGCCAAAATCTGTTGCTCAACCTCCACGTCTCTGATATTGTACTTTTTGAATACCTCCCAACGATCGGGCGCGTCGCTTGGTAAATGCCGCTTGCCGTTCTTGGCCGGGATGGAGAAATAACGGATTAGGATTTTGCCCTCTTTCATCTTACCATCGGCCAATTTCAGCACCTCACCGCATTGCCCCAATGACAACGGCAAACCCATACGGGCTGCACGTACCATCGTGCATTTCCATTGTGAGGCTGGCAATGGCTTTGACAATCTCATCCACTTGCTGATGCAAATACGCTCAAATGCAGCGTTAAACGCTGTCTTTGTAACGGATGGGTCTGTGAGTGCTGCCATAACATCGGCTGGCAATTCTTCACCCTGCGCCAAATCCACACATACGACGGGGCCACCATCCACGCT